CTACATTGCAGCAGGCACGTGGCCGCTTGACGTGATAGAAGTTGATGAAAGTTTATATCTGACATTTATTGACCCGCCATTAGGTAAATATCGTGGTGTTAATGAAGAGGGGATGCCTTGTTGGCTTGAGATCCCTCCACCTACTGTGGAAGAGCTTAAACACGATAATGAAGCTCAAAAACAGTACTTAATTAAAGCAGCTAATGAGCATATAGCTTATTTGCAAGATGCGGTTGAATTAGAAATCGCGACAGATGAAGAGGCTTCATCACTGAAAGAATGGAAAAAATACCGCGTCTTATTAAACCGTATTGATACGTCCCTGGTATCCAATATTAACTGGCCTGCCAAACCTGAATAAAAAAGGGGCTTTCGCCCCTTAGTTGTTAACGATTATTGATACACTAGAATGACAGTATGCCGCTTAAATCGATACCGGCTAACCGCTCCCGTAAATCCTGATTTACCCGGGTCAATGTGATGGTAAATTCTATTCGTTTGGCTTTACCATCCTCAAAAAATAATGTTCTGCCCTCACTCATACTATCCATGACGTACATGCCATAAATAAAACCGGTTCCTTCAATCAGTGGATAAGGACGACCCAGATAGGCGGATGTGCGTAATAGCTCCAGGGAAATATCCCCACCAGTCACTTCCGGAAGCAGAACACCGGATAAGGTTATCTTATCTTCGCCGGCACCAATGTATTGATAAGTGGCAGAGCGGCCGATAAGGTCGTTTTTGGCATAGCGCCAGCTCATTGAACGCTGTAAGGTTTGATACGGCAGGGTTTCAAGCATAAAAACAAACAGACCAAAAATCATCATCATCGTGATTATCCTATATCAGTTAAAAGAGCGCGCCGGCGTGAATCGCTTTCACGTTTAAGTTTTTCAATCTCTTGGCGAACAAGGGAGGCAATATTTTTCGCCTCCCGCATATCGACCCCATGGAAGTGCAGTTCGTATTTATCCCCCTCCTGTTTAATATCCTGCTTAACGAGGCGCTGCATATCCATTTTGGTCGGTGTCACGTCAGAGGGGGGCGTAACGGGTACCGGAAGACGATTTGACGTTGATACGCTTCGCACTGATGGGTCCCGGTAAAGTCCGTCAATGGCTTTAATCGCCGGGAAGTGTTTAAACACAATGTCACCAGGCTTATTCGGGTCACGCATTGCCTGATTCGGTGTTGATAATCCGCCACCAGATACTTTTTCTTCGCCTGGGTTGTAAACGCTTGTCCCAAACTCCGGTGTGTTAACTTTAGGCGGTGTAATGTTGCCTTTTTCGACATTGTCGTGATGTTCTTTCGTTTCTTTATCGGTTTTTCCCTGGTTTTGTTGACGGGCTTTAATCGCAGAAAAGAAATCCTGCACTTGAGCATTAAATGAACTCATTGCAGTCTTTGTTTCCACCGTCAGTTCGACAGGCTTCATCTTATTAATTTGGTTAACGGCATCATTGGCAACTTTGGGTGCCATGCCCAATTTATCAAGTATCCAGCCAATACCGTCTGCGACAGCCGTGATAGGACTAAGCAGGGCACTAATGCACTTACCGACTGCTTCACCAAAGGTTTCGCCGGCACGGGTACAAGCTTCAAGAGCCTCATCTGATGCTTTTATAGGCTTAAATAATTGCGTTAACCACTCCCAGACTGTTTTAACAGCGCCGGATATCGCATCAAAAATGAATGAAACGCCGGAGAATGCACCACTGAATGCTTCATGAACAGGCGCTAATCCCGTCATTAAACCGGAAAAGAATCCACCAAAGAATGCGCTGATATGACTCCAATATTTATAAATCGTTAATGCCGCAATCACGAGGGCACCCACAACTAAGCCAACGGGACCAAACATCGTTGTTAAGGCAACCCGTGCCATAGAGCTGCCCGCTTTTATCACATTAAAGAATTGACCGAATACGCCCTGGGCGCCCAATAACCCTTGCCCCCCGGTGAGCAGGCTGAGGCTAAGCCGCATCGCGGCAAAGGGTACAAGCACTCCCGCCGCCGCCAGCGCTAAACCGCCTAATGCCGTGACCATCGCGGCAATAGCCATAGCCCCCAGGGTTAAACATTTTGTCAGCCCTTTGTTTTTTTCCGCCCAGTCTTTCACATTAGTAATGAAACGGGTGACGGTTTGCGTCAGGTTACGCAATGGTGTGTCGACACTTTCAGCGATAGCTATCCGCAAAGCTTCCCAGGCTGAATCCAGCTCCCGGATGTCACCGGGTAAATTGTTCGTTTTAACCTCGGCCACTTTTTGGGCTTCCCCGACAGAGCCTTTATTGGCGCGATGAAGTTCGTCATACTTGCCACTCAACATGGCATCAATGACCGCCCCCATACCGACCATGGCTTCTTCACCGAAAATATCTTTTTTAATCCGAACCTGGCTGGCTTGGTCATACTTTCGCAGTGCCAGGCCAACGTCTTTTAAAATGTCGTCGGTATCGCGTAACTCGCCGTTGGCATCTTTAATTGAAACACCCAGGGCACCCATCGCGGCCTGACCTTTCCTGAGCGGGGCAACCAGTCGGGATAACCCGGCTCTCAGTGAGGTACCGGCCATCGAGCCACGAATACCGCTGTCCGCCATCGTCCCCGCCATGGCAGCCGTGCTTTCAAGGCTGATTCCAAGCTGTGCAGCAACGGGACCAGCGTACTTCATAGTTTCACCGAGCATACGTAAATCCGTACTACTGCGTGTGAATGTGGCAGCCAGTATGTCTGAAACACGGTTCATCTGGTCGGCGTCAAGTTTGAACTGTGTCAGAATGCTAGAGCCAATGTCCGAGGCTTCGCCGAGCTCCATGTCGCCGGCTAATCCCATATTCAACACGCCGGGCAACGCGGCTTTAATGGCTTCGGGGGTAAAACCAGCCATCGCCAGGAACTTTTGGCCTGACGCGGCATCGGTTGATGAATAGGCAGTAGCCGCCCCCAACGCTTTGGCTTGCTCCCGTAGCATGACAAGCTGTGGCGAATCGTTATCAAGCCGGGTTAATGCCTGAACGCCTGACATCCCCTCATCAAATTCAAAGCCCGGCGTCATAATACGGGCTGCACCATACAAGAACCCGGCACCACCGGCGGCCGCGGCGGCACCACCGGATGCAAGTTTATTACGGGTTTCTTTGGTCTTTTCATATTGGGCTTGTGCACGGGTGACGGATGCAAGCCGTTGCCGCTGCATCTCAAGTTGCCGGTTATAGGCTTCGGTACGCCGGGTGATTTGTGCAGTGGCATTATCACTATTTCGAACAGAAATACCGTGCCGGTATAACTGCGCGGCCGCGGCCTGTAATTTTCGTTTTTCACTGTCCAGCGAGCGCCCCAAGCGGTCACGGGCAAGCCTCGCCTGTTCGAGTGCGCGCTTTTGTTCTTCGGTACGTTGGTTTAATGCGGGGTAACTGTCACGTAGTGCCTTCACTTTCGCTTTTGCTTCGTCATAAGCGGTACTGTTGCGTTTAACTGACTGTGAGAGCCGGTCAAATGTGCCAGCCTGACTTGCCAGGTTACGGATGCTGTTTTGTGTCGCTTTGATTTGAGAAGCAAAACCGGCAGCGCTGCGTTGTGCAGCACTCACCGGTGATGTCAGGCGGTTTACCGCGCTAAGAGATACCCGAATGTTAAGATTACGGTCTGTCATTCGTTTTGTCCTGTGCGAGCCGCGGCGAGCCTGTGCCACTTTATCAACTCTGAAAGGGTCATTTCATCAAAAGATGCCGGCGGCCAGTGAAACACCATCGCAATATCGGCGATGATGTCATCAGTATCGATTGCGGGAATTTCGGGGATTAGTTTTCCTGTGCGTCCATCTCGTCGAGTGGGGCACTCGGCGCTAAAAAAGTGGCGACCTCATTGACTAACTGCGCAAAACAATCAACTGGCATTGCGGCAATATCCTGTTCAGTGAGTCGTGGCTGGGTGACGCGAGGCAGTAGTGTTATCAGTGAGTTAACATCACCGGTTGCCACTTCCCACACTTTTAACCCGCGTAATGTTCCCGCCTGGCGCATTGCCTCGGTGATAGTCACCTCTTCAATTTCACGGCCGCCCTGAATTTTTACCGGGGTATTAAATTTAACAATAGACATGATTTATTCTCCATCAACAAAAAAGGGGGATAAGCGCCACCGCGTGACGCTATCAGATATTAGTGACCAATATTGGCACGGTGTTCAGCAAGACGGTCTTTACCACCAACAATCCATTTCATATTGAGTAAATCAATTTCAATGAGTGTTTCACCGTTGGCCACAATCTTGCAGTAGGTATTTTTTAGCGTGTACTTATGCTGGGTGTTATCACCGGCTTTAGCACTTCCCTGGTCAAGTTCGTTAAACCGTCCGCGCGTTTGAAGTTCATATGCCGTTGTTTCACCCGTTGAATCATCATAGTAAGAGCCGGCGAAGCGAAATTGTGTCCCGTCCATCGCGCCACCCCAAGCTTTGATAAGTTCAATGTTTAAGCCGCCCATGGTGATATCCATATCCAGCGCGCCGGCATCAAAGCCGAGTTGCGGGGCAACCGCACCAAGCATTCCGCCACCCTGGTAATCTTCCGTTTTTAACGTCAGTTTGGGCAGCGTGACTTCTTCTACTTGTCCAAGGTAGGTTTGACCATTAATGAACAGGTCAAACAGATAGAGTTTTTTAGGCATTCCCATGTGTTATGCTCCCGAGCCTAATTGATTGAATACAGCAAAATACTCATCGGTGAAGGTCTGCTCTAACCCCAGACGTTCCAGCGGTGGTACTGGCGTATATTTATATTTAATGATGGCGTGACCATCGCGTAGCTGTGTTGTTGGATTGGCGGCGGGGTCATACCAGCAATTAAAACCGAGTAAGCGCCCTTGTGTGACCAGTTGATCCCCTTTCTTTTGAATACCATCAATAACATCTTTTACTAATGAGGGGGTCAGTGGTTTGTCCACATAGCCAAAATGTGCTTCTGCTATCATCTCTGATAAGATTTGTGCCGTACGGGCGTACACTTCAAACGTATAGGTTTGTTCATCACAGGTACGGTTACCCCAAAAACGGTAGCCCTGGTACTTGATTAACGTGGTAATACCTTTTTCGTTCAGGTCGTTTGAGTCGGTGTCTTTATCCTGTAATGACCAGTACACATCCGCCGAAATACCCAGCACGCCACTGACCGGGACATTTGATAATGATTTATGCCAACCTTGCTCATCGTCAATACGCGCCCGCAGCCCGGCGGCAATCGCCGGTGATGCAATCACGTCATTGTTCCCCGTTTGCGCGTTGAAGCCTAAAAAGTCAGGGTAAATCACCATCACTTCACGTTGACTAAAGTCTTTACGGTAGGCTTTTGCGTCTGAAATAGTGATGCAGCCATGGGCAGCAACATAGGTAAATGCTTTTAATTTTTCGGCGAAAATAACCATTTGTAGCGCAACGGGTTTTGTATCTAACCAGGGTGCAATAAGAATGCGCGGTTGTTCATCGACTTTCTCTTTTGCCGTCAGCCAGGCATACATTCCCGTATAGCGGCCATCGGGGCCACTGCCACCAATAACCAGTTGATCTTGTGTTTTGGTTTCACCATTTTGGGGTTGATTAGCGGCATCCGCAACACGGACGACGACCACTTTCGGGCTGCACTGATCTGAAATCGCTTTGAGCGTTTTATACAATGTGCCGGTTTTACCGGTTTTGCCTAACACATTGTTAATGCGTGTGATTAATACGGGTGTGTCGAGAGGAAACACGTTTTCATCTGCGTCATCACCCGTGCAGACAACACCAATGGTTGAGGTGTTTAAGTCACGAATTAAGGTGGTGAGTTGGGTTGTTTCGTTGACTTCCACACCATGATGATAAGCCATAATTAAGCCTCGCTGGAATAATATCAGAGAGGTTATTGTCTTCATAAACGTGTGTAAAATCATGTAGTTTGCCTTGTTGCATTAATACGACAAGGCAAAGTGATACCAGTGCGCACGCGCGATGTGGGAAAGTGTTGGTATACGGGAGGAGACAATGTTTGGACACTATTTTGATGCATTGGTGAAGCAACCGGCATTTGAGATCACTATCGGCGGTAAACAGATACAAAGCTTAAATGATCGGTTAATTGGATTGACGATAACAGACAATCGCGGTTTTGAGGCGGACACACTGGAAATCACCCTAGATGACAATGACGGAAAAATAGCGCTGCCATCACGAGGCGTAGAAGTCAGTGTTGCGATTGGCTGGCTAAGGGAGCCGTTGATACACAAAGGTATTTTTACCGTTGATGAGGTGAGTCATAACGGTGCACCCGACCAGGTAATCATTACCGCCAGATCAGCGGATTTTCGTCAGGAATTTAACGTTAAACGTGAGTATAGCTGGCATGATATCACGGTTGGCCAGGTCGTCAGTGCAATAGCCGGACGCTATCATTTAACGCCGGCGGTGAGTCGCCAGTTGATGGATATCGAAATAGACCATGCTGACCAGACAAGTGAAAGTGATATCAGTTTTTTATCCCGCATGGCGGACATACTCGGCGCGATAGCGACCATTAAAAATGGTAATTTACTGTTTATTATCCCTAATCGCGGACTGACACAAAGCGGAACGCTCATACCGGAAGTGGTGATTCGGCGTGATGTGGGTGATAAACATCATTTTAGAGTGGCCGACCGTGACGCTTATACCGGTGTAAAAGCGAACTGGTTAGATCTTAATTTTGGTAAAAAGCCGGCAGTGAGTGTCAGGCGAAAGAAGCCACATACGGAGACGAAAAAAGCCAAATCGAGTAGCAAAGAGGGTGAGTATTTAGAAGGGGCTGAAGGTAATGTGTATGTTATGCGCCAAACCTATAAAACGGAAGAAACGGCAAAACGTGCAGCGGCAGCAAAGTGGTTAAAACTACAAAGAGGGGCAGCCGAATTTGGTATCACACTTGCCCGCGGGCGGGCAGATTTATACCCTGAAATGCCGGCAAGCGTGGTCGGATTTAAACCGGTTATAGATAACCATCGCTGGATAATTTCTCGTGTCATGCATCAAATCAGCGATAACGGGTTTCAAACCCAACTGGAATTAGAATTAAAAATTGATAACGACAATCAGGTTGATGGCGATAATTCAGTCGATGAATAAACGTGTTATAATGGAGACAAGCAAACCCCAGAACCCAGGCTTAACCATGTCGTTTAATTGTCCAAGATGCGGTGCGGCATCTTATACGCGTACGAGCGAGTTAATCACAGAGGAAACAAAGCGTAGTTATCATCAGTGTCAAAATGTTTTATGTGGGTGTACGTTCACGACATTGCAAAGTGTCGAACGTTATTTAACGATCCCCACCCCTCAACCCTTACCGGCTGATTTTAAATTACCGAGTGAGGCATTTCCGAAAAGCCATTACGGTGACGGTCAACTTTTATTGCTGATATGAAAATAACCCCTCATGTGAGGGGTATTTATTCTAGGGTGGTCGATACGTGGACATGGAAAGAAATAAATTTTTTTATTTCATGGTGTTAACTTTAATTCACTAGGCACATCCTGGCGCCTCACCCGCTAATTTTGACCGCATTGAATGTCAGAAAGGACACTGGTTTGGTCATAATGAACGTTATCTTGCTGAAGGTTCGAAATCAGTTTTAATCAACAGTCAACCCGCTTGTCGTAATGGTGACCGCAGCACCTGTGAAGCCAAAATTGCGCACCAGCAAAGTAGTCGCATCGTTAAAATCGGC